ATCCAAAGTTTAGGGTTAAGTTCGCTGTGAAATTTCACTGCATCAGCAAGTCTAAATGATTCAAGTTCTTTTATGTCCATGCATGTATTTAGTTAAAAAGAAAGGCCCCTAAAGGCCTTTCCCGACTATTGGTTACAAGGTTGTCAACCCCGGCTTAGCCTCAAGCGGCTAGAGCATATACGCTATCGTTTGCGTTTACTTTGTTTGCTTCTACGGCCGAGTTCCCCCAACCCTAACGGCTTCTGCTTTGCCGAGCTGTCCACTTACTTACTCTTCACCCTGTCGAAACCATGTCCGGCCCATCATAAAAGTACTATTGCAAAAACTAATAAAATCACACCTAGACCAAATAACCATTTTACTATGTCGTCATTCATATAATCCCTTTATGGTGGACCGGGCGGGAATCGAACCCGCGTCCAGAATGCCTTTCGGCTCACTTCATACAGCAATATCTTCACTCTATATATGCAATACCATCTTCGATACGCATAATACCTTCACACGCCACATTCCATTTTACTACACCGTTTTCCATAGTAGACTCCCCGTACATGGGAACTCTGATTTCGAAATTTTTGACAAGGTGCTCAACACCATTTTCAAAAACTCTCCATACTAGATCGGAATCACCGTGTTTAGTATTAAATCGAACGTGATATTTCATTCTCTACAAATCTTTAATATATAAGTCCATAAGCAACACACCACACCTCTAATAATAACTTATAACCCACATAAGATGCTAAAAGGGCGAATAACGCTTTATAAACTAACTCTTTAATATCTATCATATAAACTCTATCAAACTATTAGTATTTATCGGGTATGACTGGTCGTTCTTTCTAAAGACCCATATAGGCTCTACAAATATGCTATTTTTACTAGCATTGACAATAGCATGTGGTCGAGCCTGCATACGCATACCTATCTTGCCAAGATAGTATGCATTATTATAAGTCAGTATATCATCTACCATGTCATCACATAGGTTCAATCTCACACCTTTGTTAGTTCTTGGTTCAATGATATTGATCATCATATATCCATCGTCGGTCAATGTGTCCCATACCATGCGATTTACTTTGAAAAAGAAGTCATGCTTCCAACTCTCAAAGGTCGGATAGCGGCTCCAACTCTGTGTTGAACTATTATTACTGGCATAACGCTCAGTCTCAAAATAAGGAGGACTCGTAAAATAAAAGTCAAACGTATTCGCATACTGATTCCAATCGACATCTTCGCTAGGAAGATTGTATATGATGACATGCTTAGTGCCGATACAGATGAAGTGATCACCGTTATCACGCAATATAGGATTACTACATCCTAATATTTTTTCATATTCAACACATTGATCTTTATATGTGTTATATACTTCAGGATTAGGATCACAACCTACATATAATTCTGTAGATTTCGTAGCATAGAAGCCCGCCAATCTATCTCCCCAACCACAACTAGTGTCTAATACTTTACGTGCGTTGTGCTTTTCATACAATGCCTTAGCCACATTAGGTTTGAATTGTGTAGCAGTATATGTACCAATACGAAATGCGCTACGGAAAGTGTTCTCGCAAACGTCACTCTTTCCCAATGTGCCTAGTCGCCAGAAGTGCCAATTCATATCGTCAAGTAACTTGCGGCTATGCCATATATCCCATGGACTGCTACATTGATTGCTTCCACATTTCATGCGATTTTCTTGTTGGAAGTAATTGCTTACGCTGTTGTATGTGTGTGATTTATCAATCACGCCCAAAGGCTTGTCTGTATATTTGTATTTGTAGTCTGCACGTTCAAATACATCAGAAGGATTAGGATACTTATATTGATCTAACATACTAGTTTTAATGAACCTATCGAACAGTTCAATCATTTCTGTATGACCAATCTGCTTGCTAGGAAATGGTAGATTGTTAGATACGATATAATCTGTGAGACTATCCTTGATATCTCTTTTACCATATTGCTGTATGAAGTTGCGCCATTCACTATTAGGCACATGTGGTATACCGCGGCTATCTTGGTATTGTTTGAAATAATTAAGAATATCTGGTATGATCATCTTATGATTCTAACAGATATGTAGACGTTTGTAAAGTCACTTTGGATATATGTCTGGTTCATCTCTAGCACCTGCAGTGTGCCTTGATCCTACTTAAGCCATCGCTGTGCGACAAACCTTACACCAGAAGGTAGGGCGGCTGTGATTATTTATACTTTTTCTTATAGAACTCTTTTAACCAAGCCCATTCATATGACTTCTTGAGTTCTTCGATATCGCCTGTGACACTATCATAATACTCTACAGCATCTTGTGCGCCTTGTATACAATCTTGGGCAAAGTCACCTTCTGCTATAGTGAGCCATGCATTCAATCGTTGTTCCGCAACTTCACTATAATCACTCTTTAGTTTGATCACTTCACGGAAGGCTGTGCGCCAAGTACTGTATGGATCAGTATTAAACGTAGCGACCCCGCTTAGTAGATCAACACTCTCATGTGGATCATCAAGCGTAAAGTCAAGACCCTTACCTGTGTTAGCAAGTGTTAGTTTCTTGTTATATGCGATCATCGCTTGGTGACCATATACAAGTTTATTCAATGGGTTAGTCGCATTAAAGATATAATGCTTGGGTATCTGCAATCTATCTGGTTGCCAGTTCCAGTCAAACTTGTTATTGACTTTGAGTTTAGCGAACACAGTGAACGCCCAAGGTGTCTCGCTTGCTTCTAATGCCGCATGATAGCCTTGAACACGACCATCTACGCCGTCTACACGAACGACACGATTGCCTAGACCTTTAGTGACTGCTAATAAGTGTTCATAATTTTCGTCTGCGCACAATTCGCCGTTGCTGAGAAATACGATGTCAAGTGGTTTAGATTTACTTAACTTGCTAGCAGTCTTGATGTATGGATAATCGTACAATTCATTCTTGACGATATCTTTTGCTTCTCTAGGAACTACTATACGGCTACCACCAGTCGTAGTTACTAAGATGTTCTTTGATTCATTATCCCATAAGCACATAGGTTCATTATCTACGGTATCGATATTCTCTGTGCGGAATATGGCATATGGATATGAGAAATCTATGTTCAAACTTCCTACATGTGTGTCAGTAGGAACGTCGATGACCGGCGCAGGTAATCTAGATGTTTTTAGAGTTTGATTATAAGATACTTTAGGATATGACTGTAGTTTGTCTAGGTTTTCTATAACGTCTTGAGTCATATTCACATCGATAAAAAATGTATCCCCGAATTTTTGATTATTGCTAGGGAATACATGTAAATTGTCTTTACTGAAAGGATCTACGATATAAGTAAAATCAAAATTTTGATAATCACATATAGATGAGCATATCCATATATGATGCTCTTTCTTAGTATTAATGTTGCTTACTATGTCTTTTATAGTGTTGACATAGTTCTGGTTATACTTGACAACCGTGACTTCTTTCGATGCAACATTAGTCAGATAGTTTTTGATTTTTTCTAAATCATCATTTCCGTGATCTATCAAGTAAACATCATGCGTGTTATTAGTGGCCTTGGCTCTGCGATCTTTAACAAAGTTTAAGTTATTCAAGTGTTCTATGATCTTTACATATTTTGTATTATCTGCAAAAGTTGTTTTGTTAACCATGAAAGTGGTTCCCCAGTGACTCCACTGAGTACCGAATACATGAACCATCTGCATCTGCCATGGGTCAGGGTAATAGTTAAAATTGAAATTACTATAATCCAGTTCGCTGTTTAATATCCAGCACAGTTCTGTATCGGATCTATTGATACAACGATTGATAGTATCTACCCAACTGTTTAAGAAACGTGTTTTTTGTATCTCAGGGAATTTTTCTTTAAGTCTTTCAAATCTTTCTCTAGACTCTGCATTTCCCCTATCTACAAAGAACACATCGCTTGGTCTAAACAACGTAGCAAGATATTCACTGTCGATTTTCTTATCTGCTTCTACGTAGTTAAAATCTCGGTGTCCTTGATTGTACATGCTTGAAGAGACAAAATATGTTTGTGTCAATTCTGAATCAGGAGATCCAAAGACATGAATATATCTCGCTTGTTCAATGCTAGGCTTCCAGTCAAAATTAAATTTACTGTAATCGATGTTCTCACGTATAGCCCAGAATATCTCATCAGGATGCTCGTTGATTAATTCTTCTAATGTGGTTTTGATAGTATATCTATTAAGAGGTTTTTCTTCTACTACGACTTCTTCAGTATAACCTTCGGGTTTATAAACACGTTCTAATCTTACTATCGTGCCGTTACTATCTAACGGTATGTAGCGAGGGCCGTCATTGTCATTAGCAAGAGTACCAAACTGATAGATATATTTAGGCGCGCCTGGATCTGGTCTCCATGTGAAGTCAAAATCTTTAACATTTATGTCGTTAGGTATCTCCCAACGTGCCATATCAGGCAATACGTGCCCAGTTATGTCTGACACATATTTTTTTACTGTTGCCCCAGGCACACAATACTCAATGGTAGGTTCTACTTCTGCTTTATTCCATTGATTACCAAATACATAGATATAAGGAGGGCTACCAGGATCTGGTATCCAGTCAAAATCAAATTTAGTCTTGTCGATAGTAATCAACTCATTCCATCTATCCATCATAGGTACTAACTTTGCTTTGATATCATTTATATACTTGTATTCGGTTGCTCCTTCGATGCGATACTCTACTGTAGGCATTTTTTCTGCCGGGTAATGTTGATTACCAAACACATAGATATATGCCGGATCTTTAGGATTGGGCCTCCAACTAAAATCAAAACTATCTTCATCGATAGCATGTAATATAGTCCAACGTCTCTTATCAGGTAGTGCAGTAGCCCTCAAGTCATGTATGTACTTGATCTCTTTAGCACCTTCTACATGATACTCCATAGTAGGTTCGATCTCTGGTGTATTCCATTGATTTCCGAACACATAGATATAAGGAGGATCGTTAGGGTGCGGTACCCAACTGTAATCGAATTTACTTTCATCTACTGGAATCAATGAATCCCACTTAGATTTGTCAGGTAATGTTTTCGCTTTAATCTTTGTATTATACTTGGTGTGTACTGCACCTGGTACAGTATATATAGGACCTCCCCTATCATTCCATACTGTAGAAAATTCATAGATATATGATGGTTCTGTATCGTCAGGGTGCCAACTATAATCTATAGAAGTAGCATCTACGTTTGCAGGTATAGTCCAGTTCTTTTTATTAGGTAGCCTGATTACTTTTAATATACTTCTATCAACATACACGACTTCACTATCAGATGTTGCACCTGGACTTACGTATTTAGGACCACCTGTCTTTTGATGCTGTGTACCAAACTGATAGATATAAGGTTTTTCTACTGTGTCATCTGGATGCCAACTAAAATCAAAACTATCTAAGTCTATGCCGTCTGGTATCTCCCAGTTGTCTCCCTTAGGCAGAATCTTTGCTACTGTGCCACGCTCATACTTAGTTGCTAGAGCTCCTGGAATCACATAACGAGGACCTCTAGTCTTTTGCCACTGAGTGCCGAATTGATAGACGTAGGGAGAATCAGTAGCATCTGGATGCCAACTGAAATCAAATTCACTTACATCAACATCCTCAGGAATTTGCCATTTAGGATCTGCGGGATTAGGTAACATCCTCGCTTTTGATCCTGACATATATTTAACTTCTGTAGCATTTTCTACAGTATAAACAGGGCCATGTGTCTTTTGCCACTGAGTACCGAATCTATAGATGTAAGGAGGATCGTTGGGGTCTGGTCTCCAACTGAAGTCGAATTCAGATGCATCAACATTTTTAGGCACAGACCAGTTGCGTTTATCCTGTGCTAATTTTACTATAGGATCTATAACATATTTTATTTCAGTCGCGCCTTCTACTTCATATTGAATAGTAGGCATCTTCTCAGCAGAGTAATGCTGATTACCGAACACATAGATATATGCTGGTTCTGTCTCGTCAGGGTGCCAACTATAATCAAAGTCTTCAATAAAGAAATCACCCAACACTTGAAATTTTGATTTGTCCTGTAGTTTCTTAACTTTGTAATCTATATACTTGTAATCTACTGCACTTTCTACAATAAATTTAGGACCGCCGGTCTTTTGATGCTGTGTGCCTGTAACATATATATAAGGAGGGTCTTTAGGATTAGGTACCCAACTATAATCGAAACCAGTATCATCAATATTGTCAGGTATAGTCCACTTGTGTTTCATTGAACCTAACTTGGCTTTATTATTGTTTATATATTTGACTTGCTCGGCATCTTGCACACGATATTCAATAGTGGGCATTATCTCTGCGTCATATAAATTATTACCGAATACATATATATAAGGCTGCTCGGTATCATCAGGATGCCAACTAAAATCAAAACTCTCTACATTAATACCATCGATCACAACAAATTTATCTTTCTCAGGTAATTTTTTTACCTTTTGATCAATGTACTTTGTCTCAGTAGCATCTTCGACAATATAACGAGGACCTCCCGTCTTTTGCCATTGAGTGCCGGCGACATAGATATAAGCAGGATCTTTGGGGTTCGGCACCCAACTATAATCGAATCCAGTATCATCAATATTGTCAGGTACTATCCACTTAGATTTATTATGACCCAAGACTGCTTTGTTATCGTTAACATATTTGATAGCCGTTGCGTCCTGTACTTTATACTGAATAGTAGGCATTATCTCTGCATCATGATGCTGATTACCGAACTGGTATATGTATGGAGGGTCATCCGCATCTGGATGCCAACTATAATCAAAATTTTCTACATTGGCATCGATCAACATTACAAACTTAGACTTATCAGGCAATGCTCTTACTTTAGCATTTAAGTATTTCACATCTGTGGCTGCCTCTACTACATAACGAGGACCGCCATTCTTTTGATGCTGTGTACCTGAAACATAAATGTAGGCTGGATCTTTAGGGTTCGGTACCCAACTATAATCGAATCCACTATCGTCAATGTTGCTAGGTATTATCCAGTTCGATTTATTTTGCGATAATGTAGCACGAATATTATTTAAATATTTGGTGTACGATGCTCCCTCAACTACATAAAGAACCGTAGGTAATATCTCTGCTTCATAGTGCTGATTACCAAACGCATAGATGAAGGGAGGATCGGTATCATCAGGATGCCAACTATAATCAAAATCTTCTATCTCAAGACCTTCTGTTATTTCAAATTTAAATTTGTTTGGTAATTTAGTAGCCTTCATGACATCAACGTACTTCACTGTTGAATTTTGATTTGTATTGCCTATATATCTAGGACCACCTGTCTTTTGATGTTGTGTACCAAACTGATAAACGTAGGACTTATCTTCTACGTCCGGTTGCCAACTGAAATCAAAACTATCTAAGTCGATATCTTCAGGGATAGACCACTTAGTATAATCTATCAATGCTTTCGCTTTTAAATCTGTTACATATTTCTTGATAGTAGCATCGGGTGTCGCGTATATAGGGCCGCCCTCTTTACCCCATTGCGTACCGAACTGGTATATGTAGCCTTCTTCTGTACTATCAGGATGCCAACTAAAATCAAAACTATCTACATCGATATTATCTGGTACTATCCAATTGGTCATGTCTGGTAATATTTTTACTATCTTGTTAGACATGTATTTTATTTCGATAGCACCTTCTGATACATACCGAGGACCGCCGGTCTTTTGCCATTGAGTGCCGAATTGATAGATGTAAGGAGGATCGTATGGATTAGGTCTCCAACTATAATCGAATCCAGTCGTATCTATATTGTCAGGGATGACCCAGTTATCTAAACGCTGTGCTAATGTTCCCCAACAATCTTTTATATACTTCTTTTCAGTTGCACCCGGAACTATGTACTCCATAGTAGGCATGATCTCACAGCCATAATGCTGATTACCGAACACATATATGAATGGTTGATCATTATGATCAGGATACCATGTATAATCGAAATGTTCTAATTCGACACCTTCTACTTTTTGCCAGCAGGGATCGTGTGGTCTAGGCAATGCTCTAGCCTTCATACCTTCAATACATTTTACTTCTGATGCATCGGGGCAAACATATCTAGGACCACCCGTCTTATGCCACTGAGTGCCGAAATCATATATCAATGCGGGTTCGCGTGGATCTGGTCTCCAAGTAAAATCAAAACTATTCTTGTCTATGTAATCAGGGATTTCCCAGTGTTCCCAATCAGGCAATAGTTCTGCTACTGACTTCATGTATTTTATTTGTGTGGCGCCGGGAACTACATATTCAATCGAACCCATCAATTCTACAGGATAGAATTTATTTCCCCATCGATAGATATAAGGGGGTGCTGTAGGATCTGGATGCCATCCGAAATCGAATTTTGTTTCATCAATCGTGTCAAGTAGAACCCAGTTATCTGTCTTGATGTTTTTACGTTTCAATGACGTTACATCATTACGATAAATGATTAACTCGCTGTCATTGTTAGCGACTAACCACGTGCCGCTATCTTTTTGATAAGTGCTAGGCCAGACATTGATATGATTTTCAGCCCATACTTCTTCGTCAGGTAAGAAATCAAAATCAAAGTCCCATTCAAAACCGCTATAATCACAATGTTCGTTGATGATCCAAAAATGGTCAGTCGTACATTGATTACGTGCGTCCTCTAGGTTCTTAGCAAATTTTTCTCTTGGATGTGCGTTTGGTTTATTACCAAAATAAAATACGTCTCTCAGCATAATGCTACTTATGAGATTACTTTGAGGTCGTAAAGTTTTTCAAACCTGTCTGCGTCTGCACGATCATTTACCATAGGCTCACCGCGTATGTTTAATGATGTATTCAATAACATAGGGCAACCGGTTTCATCATACCAACGTTCTAATAGTTGTCGTATCCCAGATCCGTCTTTTGCAACTGTCTGAACACGACTAGTGCTGTCAGCATGAACGATAGCAGGAAATAAGTCAGGATGCCTGCAACGACTGATGACTTGCATATACCTACTGTTACTGAAGCCACTAGGCATATCAAAATAGTTATCAACATGTTCTTCCAAAATAACTGGCGCAAATGGTCTGAATTTCTGTCTTCGTTTGATCTCATTAACTTTGTCCTTTATCTCGGGTCCTCTTGGGTCAGCCAATAAACTACGGTTGCCTAATGCGCGAGGCCCGAATTCTGCTCTACCGCTGGCAACTCCCACCATCTTATTTTCTTTTAGTTCTTTGATGACTTTATCTACGGGATAAGGTCCCTTGATATCAGTACCTAAGAATGCATCACGCCATATCACTTTTTTACCATAACCCAATGCGGCTGCACCCAGGCTGTTACCTGCATCGCCCGGGTTAGGCATGATCCATATGTTATTAAAATATTTGCCTAACAATCTATTTGCTAGACAGTTCAATGCTACACCCCCACCATAAACAAGATTTTTACTCTTACCTAAACGAAAGGCTTTATGCATGACTTTTTCTATAAGTGTTTCGCATAATAACTGTGCGCTGGCCGCAATATCCATATCGTCTGCTTTATCTAAGAAGTTCTTTTCTTCTAATCCTATATGTAGATTCTGTTTGAACTCTACGTCGAAAATGTCGTCTAAGAAATTACTAGCCATGCGATTCGCATGTATGGGCTTACCATATGCTGCCATGCCCATGAGTATGTATTCTTCATCCATTGGACGTAAGCCTACACGTTGGGTCATAGCACTATAGAACATACCTATGCTGTTAGGATATTTCTGACTCCATAGTTTCTTGTATTTCGCATAACCATTCTTATCATAGTGTGCATGCCATATAGATATGCAATCTAATTCTCCGATAGCATCGATGACTACTATAGTCGCTTCATCGTATGGACTTGTCTGGAAGCCAGCGGCTGCATGTGTTTTGTGATGTACATGCGTTATTATCGGATGATCACCGAACTTCTCATAAAGTTCAGGACCTACTATTTGTTTTACGCTAAAAGGTCCTAATGGTTGTCCTGCTCTGAATTGACGTATAGCCTTTAACCATGGTTTTTCATAGTAGTGCAACTCAAACTTGTCACCGGCTGCATTTTTTACTGCTTCTGCAATTATGTCTTCACATAGGTTGGCATCATGCTTCTTTTTGCTATAGCGTTCGCTGTGTCCTGCGAAAAGAATCTCACCCTTATCATCGACAACGGTTAATCCTGCGTCATGAAATCCGCAACTTAGTCCTATATATTTCATAAATCACTTATAGATGAACGGATCTCTCTTGCGTAATTCTTTCAATCTTTTGCGGTATTGTATCTCACGCTTTATCTTTTTATATAAATTAATCAACCATTTCATAATATGTTCCTCAGAATAAGTTATTTAGCCTGTTTTCTTTAAATCGAATTTGATTTCTTGTTCAGCAGGTAGTTTAGGTACAGGCTTAGCGACCTTCCAAGTATCTCCACCTGGCACATCTATGATGTACTTTTCAAAGTCAGACCAATCACCCTCACCTTCCCAAACATGATCAAAGGTGAAGTCAACACATTGATTCATGATCATTTCTTCTTGCAATAACCACATGAATTCATCATGGCTTCTTCCTTCTTCTCCCCACTTGGGTTTAGCAAAAACTCTAGCACGTTTAGCAGTATTGATCTTGTAACTACTGTAATCTTGTGCAAAGAAAGGCTCTCTAGCGACCATTGGATCAGTAGGAATTACTGTAGGTGGTTGCTTGAACTTGACCCAAGATTTTGCTTTCCACTTACCCTCGTCTGTTATCTCAAAGGTGTGTTCTGCCCACATGGGTCCAGCATTTCTGCCTCCCCACTCTTTCATATCTAAATCTTCATCAAAAATCATAACACCCTTGAACCCGCCGCGAGTTCTCCAGAGTATTCGCCAGAACGGAAACATCTCATTAAACAATCCATCTGCAAAGTTACTGATATCAGGCTTTGCTATGTTGTAATCAAATCTTTCGTACTCTACTTCTTTTACAGTTGTTGGATCATTGTATTCAATCTTATAATGAAACTTAGGTAAGTTGGGTCTATTAGGAATGATGACATTATCTTCGAACAATACATTCTGCAAGAATGCCGCAAACATTTTCATACGCATGACAACGTGCATCTTAGATAATCTAAAGTCTTTTGTTATCCATTGATACATGTATTGATGATCGTGTAGATTGAATTTTTCTGGATTCTGTCCTGCAACACTAGTAGGCCCTAAACCAAATCCAAATCCTGCGGCTATGTTTACTAATGATGTATTTCTATTACGCCATAAGAATGTCATAGTATCAGCAAAGTCTTGGTGATCTTCTGTGGGGAATCCTACCATCCAGTTGCTGAATGCCATGACCCCTGTCTCTCTACCGTCTCTGAGATTTTGTTCCATCTCTTTGATAGTGACACCTTTAGCCATGTCATCTAATACTTTCTGTGAACCTGATTCGATACCATAGTTCAACATCATGCATCCTGATTTTGCTAAGTCTTGGAAAAATTCAAGATCCATGCGTCCGTCACAACGTGCATATCCTGTCCAGTGGATCTTTAAGTCTTTAGCGGCTACACCTTTACAGAATGCACGTAGTTCATTGATATTACCATTAACAAGACTGTCAATGAACCAGAATACATCAGTACCGTAAGTATAATATAAGTGTTCTACTTCACTTACCGCGTCAGTACTCATACGTTGACGATAACGCCAGAAGTGTGTCTCTTCACAGAATGTACATTTAGCAGTACATCCGCGGCTTAATTCGCTACACACACCATTAGGGAAACGATATTCATTGAAGTCGAAATCGCTGTAATCAGGCAATGGTAAATTGCTGATGTTGATACGTTGTTCTTCAGGCTGGCGTCTTACTTGCGTAGTTTCATGCACAACGCCGTTCTCTATCTCTTCAAGAATTTCAAGCATGATCATCTCGCCTTCGCCGTTACCTATATAGTCATAAAGTTTTCCGTTTTTATCACTGAAATCTTTCATAGGCTCAACTTGATTGTGAGTATTACTACCACCTATAATGATCTTGACGTTAGGTAGTCTTTTTCTAAATTCTTTTATGAGCCAGTTAGCAGGTGCTTCATTACAGTAATAGATAGAGAATCCTATAACGTCCGGTGGGTCTTGGCAAATTCGTTCTACGTGTTCTAAGAACAATGATTCTAAGTGCGGATGAATGTCTGTGAAATAGTTACCCGCTAACCATTTCCATTCTCTAGCACCGTCCCACGGATCAAAATCTAATATAGGCTTGATTGCACCCGGAACTTTGTTTCTAAGATATTGATATGCTTTGATGTTTAAATCTAATGCATGTGTCTCATATCCTGCGCCTTTGGCAACTGCTACCAACCTTGCTAAGTTAAACGGTGGAAATTCAGGCGCCCACTCAGGCATCAATATCATTAATAGTTTAGTTTTGCGTGTAGCATAACTGATGTCAACGTTGGTCACATTTTTTTGCACTGCTGATTTGACATAAGGTGCTATAGCCTGCATCATATTTAAATGTTTAGCGTCTGCTATATCAGGAGTGGGTTTGTCATTCGGTTTCCACTCTTCTTTAGCCAATTTCATGAATTCTGAGTACATTAATATATGTCCTAATTTAATTATCTGAACAAGTGATCGACCGGTGGTCCGTCTCTGTGTTCTGTTAGATTCTGTAGATATTTATAGTTATGTTCCACGATAGGTTTTATATTTTTTTGCCATTCTAACCATTCTTCAGTCGTGAATTTTTCAAGTCTTTTTATCTCTTCTACACACATTTTAAAGCGTTTTTCAAAGTCTGGTTCGCTATCGTAACTTTCATCTATAAATGGATGAAATGTTTTATACCCTCTTTCATTCAACGCCGCTATAGTACCCGGCCATGCAAATGCTATGAAAGGATGTTTGAAGGCAAAAGGCTTATATATCTTCTCGCTTAAGAACAACGTGTTCATGTAATCTAACAAGGTGTCTTTTGGATCATATGGACCCATGATAGTTTCGGTGACTATGCTGAAATAACTATTGTCATGATATATTATATCATCATCTCTAAGATCGACAGGGTTTAATCTATCTTCTGTGATGTTCAATCGTAATGGAAGTCTGTCTCTTATTCCTGATATGGCTTTGACATCTTCTTTTGTTATCGGCAATGGCCTTTTTTCATTGTACCAATCGGGTGTTGCACCTTCGAAACTATAATAAGTCTTATCTAGCCAACCATTTCTTATCGCTTCTGCTAATAATCGTAGCCTGTGTTTTCTATGCACTTTGTTAAAACATACAAATAATTTTTCTTTAGGTTTGATATTATATTCTATAGAAGTGTATTCTGCTTGTTTTTTAGAAAACTGTGATATAAAATATTCAAAATGGTGTGATGACAATACGTTTAATCTATTATTCCATTTATATTTTAAACAGAGATCATCATAAAATTCTTGTCCTGCTATAGAACCTACACTAAAGAATAAATCTTCCTTCGGTATTTCTTCTAACAGTTCTGCAATGCGCTGGCACTTGAAAATAATCTCTTTTACGAAGGTCTCAGAGCCATTAAAGAAAACTATTTTCTTTTTACCGTTTTTTCTAGCGTTGCGTATTTCATTTAACACATCTGAAGTGTCACGTTTGCGAAGGCAATGATCTCTATGTGTTGAGGCGTAAACTAGATGTATATTATCTTTATATTTTTCTAGTTCAGGATATGAGCCGTAAAAACAACTCAACGGACCGCTCATCCACTCTTCTGAGGGAGAGAATGTAGGTGGGTCTAGTTCGTTAAAATTTTTTTTTTCTAGTGTTACCGTAATGTACCACTTCTGCTCCACAGTTCACGCCGAAGTCTTTGGTATTTAATTTTCGCCATGGATCAATGACTACACTATCTGATGGTATTCTACCCATTGTATTTTTGACATAGTTCTCCCAGTAACCTATTAGATATACATCTGTCCAATCGGTATTTAATTCATTGTCTCCGGTGTGAACATCATAATACTTTACTTCGCCGCCGTGTTTCTCGACATAATAACCCACTAACATGCTTGCGCTACCATTAGTATAAGGTACTTCAGGTTTGTATGCCTTACCTATGATAGTGACCTTTTTACCATACTCCAAACATTTCTTAGCCATGTTCTCTGCTTGTACTTCTCTAGCAAGCATGATAGCATCAAATAAGTCATATCCTAGACCTAATCTATCTGACATGTAACGCAATGCGATGTTATCTCTAGGATGACATGCGCCTGCGTCACCTAGACCGGCGGTCATGTAACGCTTGCTCATGATTCGGTGTGTGCTGTTTGATAGTGCGTCTGTAACAACGTCTACGTTCATATTGCCGTTGCGCTCGGCAACATCTTGTATCATGTTGACTAGTGCTAACTTAGTTGAAATGAATGTATTGTAGAAAATCTTGATCGCCTCCGCCTCATCCCATGTGCCAACTTCGTAGCGTGGCTCATTTTCCATCATAGGCTTATAGAAGTCGATCAACTCCTGTGCATCGCCTGTAATACTACCATCATCAGTACCGATGATGACCATCTCAGGATTAGTCATGTCCCACTTGATAGTGCCCATAGCGATAAGATATGGGTTATAGATAAATCGCGCATTAGTGATGCATGGTTCAAGTTGACCCCTGACTGTGCCGGGAAGAACAGTACTGATCAATACTACTAATTGATTCTTATTAACAAATTTGTTTACTTCCTTGAGGATATTAGTAACGATAGTATAATCGAAATCTACTTTTGGTAGATGACTAGTAGGTGTCTCACCGCCATATATTGGATTATGCGGAGTTGGTGCCGCGATAAAAATGAAATCTCTATCTTTTACTGCTTCTTCGATAGTATTTGCCATCTTGAAGTTTGCAGGGTTTCGGGGTTCTACATCGTACCCTATAACGTTATAGTGATTTGCCATGACCTCGGCACAGTCTTGTCCGAGTTTTCCTACGCCTATCATTGCTACTGTTTTTGTCATCTTGTCCTCATTAAATTCTTG